ATTATAAAATTTGTATTTAAAGATTACAGTCAAATTACAACTGGCGGCTATCTCAGGGTACGTTTGCGTACTTCAAGTGGTACTCAAACAACCACCTACGAAACAATCGATGCTTACTATGGAGGAGGCATGACTGGTGTCTCTTGGTCAGATGGTTGGCGTCTAAATATGGGCGCTACTTCTGGCACTTTTGATGGTGAAGGGGAATTAGTCTATACCACTGGCAACAGCTGGTGGGGAGAAACTATCCATAAACGGACACTTGCTGCAAGTAACTATCATTTCGCTAGTATAGGTATCGCTGATATTAACGATACCGTAACCGGAATTAGCTTTGATCAAACCGCAGGAAGCATGGGCGGCGGCACTATGTTTGTTCACTACTTTGAGCCGTAACCATGGAAGAAATTACACGCAATCTACAAACCGGTGAAGTAACGCGCAGGGCGCTTACTGCCGAAGAAATCGCAGAACGTGAAGCATATGAGCGTGATGTTCTGCCTGGAGAGCTGTGGAAAGCCTTCCGCGCCGAACGTAACCGTCGCCTAACGGAAACCGACTGGTGGGTTCTACCTGACCGCACCGCTACCACTGAACAACTGGCTTACCGCCAGACTCTCCGCGATCTACCGGCTAACACCGTTGATCCGGCTAACCCGGTTTGGCCTACTAAACCGTAAACTTTTACCCCTTTTAGAACAATGATTGCACTTATCCGTCCCGTTCTTATGTCGTTCCTTAACAGCGACAAAGTGAAGCGATTGATTGTTGACATGCTCCGCAAACTTGCTGAGCAATCTGATAACACTGTCGATGATGCGGCAGTTAATTTCATTGAAAACGGACTTTTCCCTGAAAAATAATGTCTAATCCCAAACAACCAGATCCCCGGTGGCTTCCAGTATCTAGCATTACTCAAATGCCAAGCACTAGTACTCAAATTCCTGACGGAGGTATGTATCGGTTTGAAGCAGCTACAACTGTTTACATTATAATTAGCGATGCAGCAATTACTGATTTTCCAACCCAATCTAATTGTGCAGTAATTTGCCGTGGTGAGTACGAAACTCAGTACCAGTACATTGCGCCTGGTCAATTCATCCGGTGCAACACTACCTCCGGTAGTATGGTTAAACTCGGTTAATGGACTTGGGAGCACCGCCGGTACTGCCGGTTCTACGGCTCCCTGAGCCACCCGTTTTACCCCGTCCGGTACTGGAGGTACCACGAGCCACTTTACCCACCTACAAACCGCTTGTAGTGCCTCCTAATGACCTTCGATCGCCTCCCGGTGTGAAGGGTACGACACCATCGGAGGAAAAAAAGGCGGAAAAGCCTAAACCTAAGCCTACTCCGCCACCTCCTAAACCACCACCAATACCTTCTCAAGTTCGTTACGTCGATATTCCTGGTACTGATCTAACCGTACCTTTACCGAGTAACGAAATCTTAGCTACGGCTACAACGACAGCTACTGTCTCGGTTGCAGCCACCCTTACAGCTACCGCAGTTTTCAAACGGACAGTTAGCGTCTTGAAACCTATTATCAAGAAACTGCTAACCAAGAAAAAGAAAAATGCACAAGACCAAGAGCTTCATCAATGAGTTCTTTAGTGAAATCGTTAAGGCGCTTGTGCTCGTTTGGAGTGCTGGTGTACTGACAGCTTCCTACATGGGAATGTTGCAGAAGATGGATCCCACGTTCGTAGCTTCGCTGCTAAGCGGCACTTTAGCTTCGTATGGGATCAGTCGGATGGACACCAAGAAATCTACTTCGGAGCCACCTAAATGAAGAAACTACTTCTACTGCTGTTGTTGGCTTCCCCTGCAGCAGCTCAAACTGTTACCCCACAGTTCACCCAGGGGTCAATGCAATCCACTACTACCACCACCCAAACCATCACTGAGACCATTGCAACGGAGGTGTACGGTGGTGCATACTCATCATGGTCTGGAACAAACGTAACCCCAAGTGGGGACATCACCGATTCTTCGACTACCTGGTCGGTAACTACAGCCGGAGAACAGTTTCAACTGGAGACTGTAACACGAGCGGCAGGGATCGTAGAAACAATCGACATCACACGAGATATCGAAACTACCTCTACTACTACCTCGCTTTCTGTCTTCTCGCAGTAGGACCGGTTAAAGCCGATGAACCACAAGTTAACAACACAGCAAATCCCATCGCAGCGGCTACAGGTAACGTAACGAATCAAGCTGTTCAGTTCCAGAATAACGGTGCTCCAAGTAGACAACAGTTTACCGGCGGTAACTCCTGTAATGGAACGACAATGACAGTATCTCCATTTTACATGGGTAATGATACGTTGCCACAAGGCTACACCCGCAATAACAATTACGGTATGCAGCTTAATTTCTCCGTTCCTTTGGATGGAGGAATGATTGAGCAGTGCAAAGCGATTGCTAAACGTCACGAAGAGAAGCTACGACTTGACTATGAGTTAGTTCGAGCTTTGAAGTGTACAGAGATTATGAAGGCTGGATTCACCTTCCGTCCTGGGTCTCGCGTTGAAGTGTTGTGTCACGATATTGTGCCAATTGTATCACTTCAAAAAGAATGATGGAAGCCGCTGTTTCAGCTGTTGTGGCGGTTATGGGCGGTCTTGTAGCAGGGACAAACCCACCTAACAAAAAAATAAAAAAGAGTCACAGCCCGCGTACCGGAATAGACACGCGCGGTAGCGGCGAGTACATACCGGTGGGGACGCACACAAGAGGTACAGCAGAGATGACTACACAATAGAATAAATACGGTTCACAGCCGTATTACCGATATGGACCGCCGTGTTGACGGCATTGAACTCCGTATGGCGACTAACTACGTCGATAAGGCTGAGTTTAAAGCTGGTCTACAACGTATGGAAGACCACATGGTCCGTATCGAAAACAAATTAGACCAAATCGTAATAAGGAGTAATTAATTAATGTCCTATCAGCTCGTTGATACCTTTACTGAAAAGGTGCTCGGTACTTATGTTACCGAAGCTGACGCTCAAAAAGCAGAAACCCATCTGATTCATGAACCCGGTCAAAGCCGGTATAAAATTGTTGGTCCGCCTGCACCCAAAAAAGTCAGCAAGAAAAAAGCAGATGTCAAAGAAGAAAGCAACTGAGGATCAGTTTAACGAGCTGCACAACCTCGTTACATCTGAGTTTCTGTCTAGAATTAAATCTGGAGAGGCTACAACCCAAGATCTTAAGGCAGCTTGTGACTGGTTAGCTAAAAATGACATCAGCGGTGTTGCGTATGAGGGCAACCCGCTGGATAAACTAGCGACAGTCATGCCAAAAATTGATCCCGAAATGGTACAGAAGAGGTTGTATGGCTCGAAAAACTTCTGATTACTACAAGTCAAACCCTGGCGCTCGGCGTAGGCGGTTAACGCAGCAAAAACGGTACAACAAGACTGCTAAAGGTCTTAAGATCCGTACTGCTGCTAACAAATTGAATAGAAAACTTGGTACTTATGGAAATGGTGACGGTAAAGATGCGTCTCACACAGGACGTAACAAGGGTAAACTTGAAACGCCCTCCAGTAACCGACGCAGACCCCGCACCAATAAGAAGTACGCATGACCCCACTTCTGCCAAGTCCTGAACACTACCTGCAAAATTTATTGACTATGACCAGTCCTGAAGCGAAACGTCTGTGGCGCAGAGCCATCAAGGA